ATGGTGTACTCAATACTTCAACAGTACCTAATAGATTGTCACCTTCCCAATGCATCTCTTTTACATTATGAGATACATTAGCTAGATTTACAACAGAAGATTCTGGATGGTCTAATTCACCCATAGCCCTACGTTGTTTAATAAATTCTTTTGTATATTTTTTAGCTTCACGAACAAGGATTTCTCTTGGATATATTCTACCATTTTGGTTTTTAGCCTCTGCACGTTGTAAAACACCACTAACAACTAACTTTCCATTATTTTCATTCATGGATTCATTAATATGCTCTGGTTTTACCTCAAATGGTAAATAATCTACTATTAATTGTTTCATTTAGTCCTTCTCCATCATAATTTCAGTTTTGAGACTTTCCAATTGTTCTATCCATTGGTTAAGTCTCCTTATCATATAATTCTTGTCTATCTCTTTATTCTGTATTTCTACCTGCCATCTTTTTAACAAGGTAGAAATACTAAAAAGAGTGTCCATATAGGACTTCTTTTTATCATCAAACGCCATATCAAGTTACTACTGTAATTGACCGACTTTGTTTGCTAGTTTTACTAACCTCTCACTTATTTTGTGTAACGCCTTATGGGTATTTTTCCAATATGACTGTGAATTAACATTTAATTCATTTTTTAATTTAATATTCATATCAATGAGTTTACTTAATTCACTAAGTGCATTACGTACTTCTCTCATTGACTGACCAATTTTTTGTTTTGGAGTCATTGACTCATCATTTCTATAATCGTGGTACTTTCCTTCATTTACGGATTCATTGTATCTTTTATTTTTCATCATTTTCATCATTTCTGTAGCTTTTTCATAGATATACTCTATTTCAGGTAATACCATATCATCATTCTGACTTTGTAAACCTTTAAGTAAATCTTTTACAGACATAGCTATTCCTTGAATTGGTTTTCTAAGCTGAGAATAACCTGATACAGTAATATCTTCTTTAACCCTCATATACCCACCGGCTTTTGCAATTTTATCTTCTTTCTCTTTGTCTTTTTTACGACCACCACTAAAAGCATATGGTGTTTTAGGTGGGCCTTCACCACCATCAATAGCACCAGTAGTAGATGCCTCTTCAAGTTCTTGTTTGATTAATTCTTTAATGTATTTTTTTAAAGCATTAATGTTTGTGGACATTTTGTATCTCCTTGATTAGTTCATAGTACCTCATCAAAGTTAAAACTTGTTTTTCACTAACCACTTTACCTTTAGTTAAATTTTCTACTTGATTAATAGCTTCACTTAACTTAATTTTCGTTATTTTATCGTCTATTTTTGGTAAATGTGTATTTAATTCTTTTTTTATAGCCACAACTTCATTATCAACAAAATCTTTCAAAGAATTTGTATTACTAACATTATTTATATAATTTTTTAACAAATTACGCTGAGATTCGTTTAGATTTTTGTATTTATTGTTGAATTTATCAACTAATATCTCATATGCAAGTAATCTCAAGTCTTTATCCGACTTACCATACTCATTTATTACTTTTTCTTTGATTTCCTTGCTGGTAACCTTTTTACTTGTTATATGTTCTAATACAGTAAACTTAGAATTAACAACATCGTCTGGTTTAAACTCTATATCACTTGTTTCAGATTGAAAGACATTGTATATAGAAGCTAATATTCTATAATTTGGAATACGACCATTAAAAAAATCAGTTACATTATAGTTTTCTTTAATTTCTTTAATGAGATTATATTTTTCACGACGCAAAGTAGAATTACTGAGTTTTTGTCTTGACTTTACAACTGCTTCAAGTAAATGACTCGCTCTGTTTTCAGATTGATAATGTTTTTCAGATAAAATTTTGTATAACTCGAACTCTTTTCCTAATTCGGTTTTCTCATTAAAATATTTTTTTACAATTGAGACAGATTTTGTGCTTTTACCTGCTAATACATCTGCTGTAATTTGTCTCGTTAATAATTCAAAAAGAATACCAGTATTCTTTATCTTAGAATGTTTTAATTTTTGAGCCATTTTTAAATACTCCGTATAGTATATATATATTTAGTCTTAAATAAATATAAAGTTAAGTAATAATTATTCATTTGAACTACCATTAGTTAAAGAACTTACCTCATCTTCATATTCTTTTTCTAATTCAGATACCTCTGTTATAATTTCTTTATCTTTTTTACCAAAATTCATGGATTTTTTTAATGCATCATAATGTGACAACGCTAAAGACCTACCATATTTAGGTGAATTACTACCACCTTTCTTTTTATCATGAGCACCTAATGGATCTCTACCTCGAACTCCACTATCTTTTCCATATTTATCAGCTTCTTCAGGTCTACCTGCATCAGAATCCTCATCACCAAAATCAGGATTAAATAATGAACCTGCTGCACTATCAGGTGGTTGTTCACCCTCTGGTGCTGGTGACGCCGAAGCCATATCACTTGGTGTACCGACTGCTTCACCACTTTGTGCAGGATCGTTACCCTCTTGTTCAATTTGTGAAAGTCTAAAAGCATACTTTTTATCTGCAATAATGTTGTTAAGTTCTAATTTTATTTCTTCATCGGTAAGACCAAATACATTCTTTTTAATCCAAGTATTTGACATAATGCCATCTCTTGACATAGCTTCTGCGAGAGAAGTTTTATTGTTCCACAACTCAATCTTTTCTTGTTCATAGATTGTAGATGGATTTGTTAAATCAAGTTCAAAATTAACCAAATCTGAATCTTGATAGCCTTGTGAATATAAATGTACAATAGCTATTTTAGTTAATTCGGACAATGTTATTCTTTGAATTCTTTCAATGGTACGAGCAAACCTTACATCCTCTGCTGCTAATGTAGCCTTAGAACCAATTTGTTCTTCATACCCAAGAAAAGCTTTAGGTATTCTTAAAGATGATAGCAGTTTGTTTTTAAGATACTCGATATCTTCTGTCGCCTCATAAGTCAAACCAGGAAGTGATTCTATACTTGTTCCACTATCTCCACCACGAACTGGTAAGAAAAAATCTTCTGTAATATTTTGCATATTATATTTTAAATTATAATCACCAGTATTTTCGTCAACAACAGGTGCTTTCTTCATCTTATTAATAACTTGTTGCATGTAGTTATCAACTTCTGCTGGTGGGATATTTCCAATATCTAATTTAAATATTCTTTTTTCTGGTGCTCTCATGATTCTATGAATTAACATAGCATCTTCCATGAGAGTTAATTGTTTATAGATTTTACGACCACCCTCAATCTGTGATTTACCATAAGGTAAATAATTAGAATCTGATAATAATCTAAAATGTGCTACTTCATAATTTTCTAACTCTGTTCTAGTTGCAGATTGTTCTGGTTTATATCTATGTTCTGATGTTGTGGATTCTATTAAGTATTTTACATACTCTGGATTATCAGGATCTATACCCTCAATCCTTGAAACATCATAAACTGATAATGGAACTACATTTGTAACACCATATTTTTCATTTATTTCTAATTGTAAAAAAAAGTCACCATATTTACACATATTACGAACCCATGGCCATAAATTAAATTCTATATTTAAAATATCATAAAATAAATTGTGTAGTATTTGTTTTATATTTTCGTTGTCTGTGTTTATTTCTAACACATCACCATACTCTGATTTCATTGTTGATTCATCAGCGTAAATATCAAGTGCAGATGAAATAATTGCATCTTGATCCATAGCCTCATAATCTTTAAAAAGATTTAGTCTTACTGATTTTGTCAATAATGCATCTGAATAACCACTTAATCCAGTGCCTGTGAAAATTTTCTGATATCTATCTATAAGATTACTTTTTTGATAAGACTGTGTTCTACTAGTATCTGCTACTTTTAGTTTTTTACCACCTACATTTCTAACAACTACATTTGTAGAAAAAAGTCTTAATAATCTAGATCTTAAACTTGTATCGGCCATTTTTACCTCTTATTATTTTATTAACCAAGTTAAATCTTCTTGTTCTTTATTTACTTCCATTGTCCAAGAATCATTTTGGTTATTCTTTGGCATATAAACACCTTGATTTGATGTTATACTACCCATTGCTTTCTTTTGTAATTCTATACCTTCTGCTCTCAATCTCAAAGCTGTTTCTCTTATCCACAATCCCATAGCATATGACATCACTAAATCGTCATTATATCCTGTCATAGCTTCTGCTCTATTACCATTGTATATAAATACGAACAACTCATCTATTAATCTATTAGAGTGTACAATTACAGATTTTTCTCTGAAAAATTCTTCTAACTTAGAAACAATCAAAGGTCGTGTTTTTTGTGTTACCGTAAAACCTGGTATTAATTGTTTCTCTGCTCTATTTATTTTATTGTTTATGTGTTTTTGTGTATCCACAACTTTTAAATCTTTGCTCATATAAAACAAGTTTTCATATTCTCTATCAATTACTTGTTGTATTGCAGCCCATCCAATATTATTGTTCTCAACAACTAGTAATGCGTTGTTATATTCTGTGGATATATTAACCAATAAATTTCCAAAATCTCTTGTAGATAATCTACCTTTATATTCTGCTACTTGTTCTAAACTTTCTACATCTATAATATGAAATGCAGAATAGTCTGTACCATCTCCTCTACTAACATCCGCACATACTATATAATCTTTTGTATAGTTTGGTGGCTCCCATATCCAAATATTACTATCTATACCACGTTTTTCTATCGGATCTTTAACTTGAGTATTTTTATATTCTTCCAATATAATACCATCAACTACTGATTGACCAGAAGTGATGAAATCACAATCACATTCTTGAGCTGCTAACGATGGGCCTAGTAAAGCATTTTGTTCTTCTCTCCAAGTCGAATCTCTTTCTGGATGTAAATCCCAAAATAATTTTATAAAATTAAAATCATTTAAACCATCCTCTGCGTCCATCCACGTTCTATGAAACCAATTACCAACACCATTTGGTGTGGATAATGCAACACATTGACCACCAGTAGATAGTGTCTGTGATGCTGCAGCCCATATCGTATCAATCTTATCAATAAAAGCAGCCTCATCAAGTATCAATAGAGATAGTGCTTCTGAACGACCACTATCATCACCACTTGCAACTGCTTTAATTTGTGAACCATTATTATACCTCAACGACAATTTATTATCTTCCACACATTTCTGCTTTAACCAACTAGGGAGATTAGCATGCATAACACGAACTTTTGTTACGAGATTTTTAGCAGTGTCTTGTTTTGTTGCTATAACAAGAATATTTTTGTCTGGATGAAATGTCATCATCCATAAAGAATATCCAGCTGTAATTGTGGATATACCTAATTGTCTTGCTTTCAAGATAATATTAAATCGATGTTGCATAAAATCTTCTACTGTTTTTTCTTGAAAATCATAAAGATGAAATGGTATTTTACCTTTCATCGGATGTTGTATAACACAATATTTTTTCAAGAAGTAAACAGGGTCAGAAGCAGATTTTACATACTCCTGTTTTATCACATCTTTTAATTGTCCATTTGAGTTTCGGTTCATATTAATATATTACGTTTACCGTACAACTTCCACTAATTTCTTTCAAACCAATTTGATATAATTCTTTAGCAGTCAAATCAGATGCAGTTAAATCACCACCATCAGTAGCTGTTAATACACCTTGACCTGCTGTCTTAATTATAAATCCACTTGGATTTGAAAGAGAGCCAGTAAGATAGGTAATACCACCAGATGCAGCTATAGTCACATTATGTACTTTACTGAATTTAGCGTCGGAACTAAAATCAGGTTTAGACCTACTAGATACATCAGTTCTTTTATTGCCATGTGTTATTGTTGCCATTTAATTTCTCCCTTTAATATTTGTTACCCCAAGTTTTTGTAAAAACGCCAGTACTCTTTAATAATTCATAAAAAGAAAACTCGTCTTGTAAATCTAATACACTAACATTTTTAAAAATTGGAGAATGTAATAAATTATTGATGAAAGCATCAAAAGATAATTCTGTTTCTCTTACATCTAATTCACTTTTTTCACTATATTCAATTGCAATTTCTCTCAAATCACTCATCATATGAACGAATTGTTTCAAATCTTTACCACTAATTGCATATATGTCTTTGTCTGTAATCATTACTATTTTCCTAACTATAAATATACTACTTTAAAGAATCTTCCATTTTTTGTAGAAATTCTAATGCTTCATCTGCTTGTTTTATAAGATTATCTTTATCAATATTCCATTTCTCCTTATCAACAGAATAACCATCTGGTCTAAATTGTTGATAAAATTCAGGATTTTCTTGTTCTTTAAATTCTTTTATCATTATTTTTTGGTCACGAATCCATGCTATTTTATTTGCAATTTCTTTTTGCTCTTTCCATTCATCATACGTACCATCCATCCTCATCTTGTGTTCAACTTTTAATTGACAATCAAAACAATGGTCGTGTAAAAACCACATCTTGTCATCTAATCGTTTTTTCATAACCTTATCACACTTCGGACAAAACCATGGCATTCTAGCTTCCTTAGTTGCTTCAAATTTTTCGTTTATTCTTTCACGTTCTTTTTCTTTCTTTTCTTGTATAGATTTTTTGTAATCTAAATCTTCTTTTGCAATATAGATTCTTTTTTCTGGTGTACCACCATCTAAAATAGTTTGTAATGCTTGATTTTGTCTTTCTATATCTCTACTATATCCCATTGTAACTCCTATACGAATTTTAACATTCCTAAAATTTGATTTGCTGGTGCAAACGCTCCAGTATATTTATATAATTTTCCTTTAAATACAAAAGTTATACCCTCACTTGGTACAACAGATTTTAAACCACCAATAGCATTTAATCTGTCCAATTGGGTTTTCAATGTATTCAATACTTTTGGATCTTTAGATTTTCTAACTTGACCAATAGCCTTTTGTAAATCTTTACGAATTTGTTGAGCTGCTTGAGATGGATTAGCAGCTATAAAGTCACTCATATTTTTTAGTATCTCTGCACCCAACTCAAAGAAAAGAACTTCCCAATCTCTGATATGTTTCTTTTGTAATCTAGCATGATCCATTTTGTCTGTAGATAAAACCCAATCTAAAAACTTTGGATAGTCTTTTAAATCTTTTTTAATCATTGGAACTTTATATGACTTATCGAAGAATGCCCATCTCTTTGTTAGATTCATTAAAACTTTATTGGATATGTTTTTATAATCTGTTTGTTTTGCACCATTGTAAATATACTCCATCCAATAAGCTTGATGATAATCAGCTAACGTGTCTTTGTCTGTTAATTTATATTGATTTTGTAATCTAGCCAACTTACCTAAAAAATAACTTTGTCTTTGTGCAAAGTTTTTTACTTGTGGTAATTTAGTTACAAATGGTTTAGTGATACTATATGTTTTTTGTATATTTTGATTTATCTGTTTTATCATACCAGCTAACATTCTAGCACTATCTCTATCCTCACCAATTGGTGAACCAGCTTCATCATACTCTATTGTTCCGTGAAATTGTAATAATGATTTATCATAAGGTATTACGTTTGCTGTTGCTGGATAAATAACCTCTAACGACATAAACTTTTTACCTTCTGCAAATATTTTGTCTTTTTGTTTTTTACTCAAACCTTTAAGTGCTTTTTGTAAATCTGTCATAGCTGATACAAATGCTTTTTCAATATCACCTCTACCAGAAAACATATTTTGAACACCACTAATATCTAATGCACTAGCACCATGATTTTTAATATGTCCTTTATTACGAGCTGCGATAAGTTTTCCATTCTTCCAACTTATCATTATATTTTGACCATCTGTTTTTTCTGTAACTGCTCCTTCACTATCAAGTTTACCTTGTAGTGTATTAATAATTAGTGTCTTAAAATCTGAAAATGTAAGATTTTTATTATCAAATGGATGATTGAGGTGACCATACGCACCACCTTCAATTAACATTTGTACTTCTTTTTTTAAATTAATTCTTTCTTTTAAGTCAGGACTAAAATCAAATTTTTTCTTTTTATCTAGTCTAGCTTTTTCACCTTTAGTTCCTTTAGCAGACCACGAAGCTTTACCTTTACCATATTCGTCTCCTGGTTTCTGTGATATTTGTACACCTTTACCATCAAGACCTAACCACTTAACCAATTCCCAACCTAGTGGCTCTACAATACTTGATAATCTTTCTTTATACTTTAGTGCTGCACTTTTGTCACCAGGTATCGAACCAGCTCTACCAAATGTAACTGCTGATATTGGATTTTCTATCATACTAAAGTCAAAATCAGGATCTGCAGCGTTATCACTAAGTATCAGGTTTAATACTTTCCAACCAGTATCCTGCATAAACAATGGTAGGTCATCAGCTGCTACTCTATTATAATCAGCAAAACTTTGATAAAACGTACCTGGCCCATCGTCTGAACCAACCTTCGTATTTGTACTATTTTCTTTTATAATATCTTCTATATTGATATCTGCTAAAAATTCTTTTATTAACTCTGTACTAAATTTAGTAGATTCAAATAATTTTCTAAATTTATTTGTCATCATATTATAAACACCTTTGTCAAAATAACCAAATGATTTTTTGAAAGCTTTTTCTCTATCACTT